TTACTTCTGCGTAATAACCCTTGAAACCTGTGATTGAAAATGGGGACAATAATTGACAAACATACTCTCGCAAACCCCTTCCTAAATCCAACTGTGAGAGGAACTTCTTTTTTCCACTAAGGATTGAGCCGTAGTAAAATTTAAAGAACAGTTCAAGTTCTCTCTCATTTTTCAAGTGGTATGTAGCTCTTATAGTTACGGGCTGATTCTTGTAATCTTTTCTGAGTCTGGGCAAGCCTGTTAGAACATTTGTTGTCAGAAAAGATTGTTGTGTAGAAGGAGAGTACCCACTAACATCTGGAATCTTTGGTTTACCATTAATGTAGAAACTAATCATTTAAGCCCTCTGCATTCGATATGTTCCAGATAAAGCTTTGTTCATTTTACTGGCTGGATTACCAGCTTGATTAGCAATCATGTCTGGTAGAATTTCCTCAAGGACAATACGAAGATTTCCACTACTATCTTGCGTTGCTGTCGCATTAGCTTTGACAGAAGTGTTATTGATAAGCTGTACATTTACGGGGCCGGAATTTCCACCCATCATCTTCGCTGTTTCTCTGCGTGAAGTAATATGGGCTGGTCCGTTTACCAATTCTGGTCCATACTCACCCACGATACTGGTTTGTCCAGCGCTAATATATCCCCCGTTATCTTTCATAGGTATCGGTCCCATGAAATTAGCAGCTTTTGCTGCGACATACGCAGCGAAACCTGTCGAGGCAGCAACACCCATTGTTGCAATAGAAGCAGCAAGGGCGGCACTGTCCCACGCAGCACCGATAGCGACAGCTTCTGCAAGAGTTGCTGCTGCTGCGGCCGAGCGCATTGTCTCACCTAGGATGATACGCTTTACTTCCTCGATACCCCATTGAACAATAGCACCAACAACACTGTTAAGAATTGTATTGCCAAGGTTTTGCATCACTTGAGTAAGTGTTGTTGTACCGGTAATCAAACCTGTTATGTTGGAAGTCATACTAGCACCAACAGCATTAACACTGGACATTAGTATTTTGTTGTACATGCTCATTTGAATGTACATCTGTTCCGCTGCTTCTAGACGCTTTTGGTTAGCTTGTTGTGTAATAGCAGTCTTCATATTCTCGAACATACCGAAGGCTTCAAGCTCTGCTTGATATCTGTTCAGTGTTGCAAGTTGGCCTGCCTCGTCCTCTTGGATTGCCCTAAACGGGTTAACTTTCCGAAGATCGGCAACATCTGCTTTTTGCTGTGCTTCTAAAGCTTTCTTTGCGCGTTCTTTCTCGTCTGCTATCTTCTTGTCAGCAGCAGCTTGTTGTTCTTTAATAGACAGTTGCTGTTGCAGTAGACCAACCTCTCTTTCGTTTGCTGCCATTTTCTTATACAAGACAGAGGTGCTGAAATCGGTTGCTTGATTGGCCTTTTCTTCCAACTCTGCTGCACGGTTCAAATGAGAATTTGTCTTAGCAACAACTTGTTCCTTACCAGCTAAGGCATCAATTTGAGATTGATAACTTGCAGCTTGTTCCGATAGTGAAGCCTTCTCAACTGCGGCTTTCTTCAGAAGTGTTTGGTATTCATCTTCTTCTTTGTCAGCTTTTTTACCTGCTTGTGTTTCGTATTGACGGAGAATACCTTCACGCACCCTCATCCAATACACTTCACCTTTGATTTTACCTGTTGGGTCAATTGCAGCTTTATCAGCAGCAAGTTTATTAAGAGCTTGGTCTTTTGTTAATACTGCACCAGCAATACTGTCATATTTTTGCATCGCTGCTACAAGTTCTTTGTTACGCATCACTTCTTTTTGCCTATCTTCTGCGGCTTTATTTGCCTCAAAGATTTTATTTTTCAGTTTATCGTATTCAGCAGCTAGTTGCTTTGTATCCCACCCTTCTGTTAAAACTTTACCTTCTTTGGCAGCTTTTGCTTGTGCAATTCTAAATGCAGCAAGTTGCCTTCCCATTGTAGCAAGTTTCTCTTCGTCAGATGTATCACGACCAATATCTAGTATTGCATCTTTGACAGCAACCAAACTACTCCAAACACCGTTCCAAGCCCTTTCGATCAAACCAATATTAGGTACAGCGTTACTTGTTGCTCTTTTTTGCGCTTCAGCAATTGCGTCGTTAGCAATCTTAACTGCTTCTAGTTGCCTGCCCTCAGCTTCAAGTGCTTTGACTTTGTTGTAGATAGAGACAGTTAGGAAATTGTATTTTCTATCTTGTTCTACAAGTTGGTCTGAGGCTTTCTCGTTCAAACCAATATAATCTTTGATTACTGTGTTTAATTTAACACCAAATACTTTTGAATACTCTGTTGCTGTCTGGATTAATTCCCCGTAGGTTTTGTTTGAAACAACACCGGCTTCAGAGAATTGTAACATTGCTTCTGCGGCTTTACCTTGACCAACACCTAATCCGTTTGCTGCTTCTGCGTTAGCAACCATTTGACTTTTTGTTACACCAAGAATTCCGTTTGTTTTTGCAATAGATAAACCGAACGCGACAGCTTCTTGTCCACCAGCGTACAAAGCATAACCAAGTGTTGCAATAGCTCCGGTAATTAGTGTTATTGGATTCAGTAAAAACTTCGTGATCATCCCACCAACAGCCTGAAACATTGGCCCAAAGCCTTGAAACATATCTCGCAATTGACCACCCTGTTGAATCATAATCAACATAGGATTCTGCCCACCGGCAAGCTGTGTTACAATGTCTGTGAATTGTGCGGGAACCATACGCATAGCAGCGGCAGTCGCTTTTGTGCTCATACCAAACTGTTGTGTTTGATTGTTAGCGCCCTTCATAGCCTCAATATAGGGAGTAGCTGCTGCTGCCACACCAAGTTTAGCAGCACGATATTCAAGCCACTCTGCTTTGGTGTGGTTTACAAGATAGGCTTCCCGTTCAAGTTGAGACAGGAGAATATTCTGTTTCTGTGTGTATGCACTAACTTCATTTGGTGCGTTTGGTCCCATTGTGCTTCCACCACTACTCCCAGAGGAACGTGGTGTACCACCACCAGAAATACGAGTAACAACACTTGCACTACCCTTCATGGCTTCCAATGAAGATTGAATACGAGCAAGCTGGTCAGCAACAGCAGTTAGTCCTGCTACGTTACCTGCTAGTTTATCCGCTGCATTAGCTACAGCAGTGAATGATGTGGATACACGAGTGAGAGATGATGCAGAAGTAACGAAGTCACTAAAACCACCCTTACCAGAACGTAGGGCTTCATTCAAAGATTTCACAGAGGTAACGAAGGAAGACACGTCTTGGTTCTTCATGTAACTCAAAGAACCTGCAACATTCCTGATAGGTATATCAGCATTAGCAGCAGCCTTACCAAGAGCCTCAAGCCCTCTAGCTGCTGTCTGTACGCCATTACTTGTAACGCTAATTGAGAGGGTAGCTAAATCCATTTCTTACTTCCTTGAGGATTGTTTCATATTCTTTTTAATATTGTCGTATTGCACTTTCATCCACACATCGTCTAATCCAAAGATTACATCTTGTTGGAATGTTGTCAATTCAACACAATTGATTTCAGACCAATATTTCATGTCTTGATAAGTGAGTGCAGAAGGCCCATTATCTGTTGAACTTCTGCGCCTTGAAATTTCTAAGAAATCATTCCAGAAGCTTACCATTTCCAAAGGACAATTAAGTTCTCTGTATTCAGTAAGTTCTTCTGGAATTTTATTCGTCTGTCTTTCTACTTCTTCTAAGTGTTTCAACAGACTTGTCCCGTTCTTGTCAGCGCACAATATCTTGAATGTGGCTTCGGCAAAAACAGTCAAGTCTGTTACACGTTTTTTAGCATAGCCTTGATTTCAAACAGAGCACCAGCCACACCTTCTTGAAGCAATGGATAACGAAGGAAAATGTCTACAGCGTTATCAAGACTCCAAGGAACATCTTTGCCAGAGTCTTGTACATTCTTCCAACCTGTTGTACACTTAGCGATCAACTTGGCCTTCAACTCATCTTCAATTTCTGGATCAATCTTACCTTTGTAAGCCGACTTCTTCAGACGTTCAATCTCCGCGTTATATTCTGCTTGAGCTTGCTTGTGGATACGTGATCCAATACCGACAACACTGACAACAATATCTGTCTTACCATCATCATCTTCGTCTTCGTCTTCACGCAAAGCTTCTGGAATAATAAAGGTATAATCGAAACCTCGGTCGGCGGCCTTAATAATATCAATCTTGCTCAAATCCATTTGTCTGTCTCCTGTTATTTATTGTTATGAAAAGCACATAGGCTTTATTCGCTAATTATAACATATACATTGATAATTGTCAAGGAGAATGTATAGACAAAAAGAAGGCTCCCCGAAGGGAGCCGAAGGAGACAACCGAAGGTTGTATACTGTTAAATATTAAACCAAACTTGTGTCGATGAAGGTCACTGTACTTTGATCCACCGTGGTATCAACACCTGTCGGAAGCAATGCAGTGAATGGGATTGATTGCGTTGTTCCGCCCGTTTCTTCATCCGACTTCCCTGCACCACCCAACTTAATACGTGGGAATGTTACAGAGATTGCTTCAGTACCGTTACCTGTCATAACAAATGTCAAACTCAATTCTGTTTCGTTCACGAAGGAGTTGAACAGCGTGTGATTTTCAAAGTAAGCAGTGATTTCACCAGATGCAGTGATGCGACCCAAGAAGATTGCAGCAGCATCACGAGAGCCAATAATTTCACCAGCTTCCATGTTACCTTGTACTTCAAATGTCAGGGAGGTAACTGTAGCAACCTTTGCACCACCAAGGTACAGAGCACCAGAACTACCAGACAACGGGGAAGTTACACTTGCAGCAGCAGGGGTAGTAAAGTATTGTGCAGTGCCAGTTTCAACACCTTTACCAAGGATACCGAACTCAACAGTAACCATTGCACTAGGCTTCACATCGGCGGAGAGGCTAGTAGTCTTGCAACCTGTATAAACTTCAGAGAGATTCACGCCTTGGAAGAATTGTTCCACGGTGAAGCTGTTGTCAGTACGATCACCCGGAGCCAGTGGGATAGAGAGTTTCTTACCCGGAACAGCTACAGTAACGCTGTCACCTTCTGCTTTGGTTACAACAAGTGTATCACTAGACACAACCAAATCTGTAGCAGTAACACTCAACACGGTCCAGCGTTTATTGTTAGCAACAGCAGTGGTGGTAAAGCCGCTAACATTAACGTAGTCACCTACTTTAAAGCCCAAGCTAATCCAGCTACCACTAGAACGTACAAACTTGTTACCCGTAGCTGCTGCGGCAATTGTTGTGGCAGTATTGGTAACACCAGCAGTCCATATACCACGAAGCAAGTTAGCAATTTCATCAGCATACGAACCAGCAGACAATTCACCGGACAACGTGCCTTCAATCTTATTCATACCAGAGCGCATATCGCTCGTTTGTGCCGTAGAGCTAATTTCAGCAGATTCGTATGTATCACGATTCAGGTCAAGCTCAAGCTTAACACGGCGTTTATATTTACCTGTATTAGCGGCAGGCTTCGTACCCCATGTAGACTCAGGGGCAAAGATTACGGACTTTTGTACACCACTTGGAATCATTATTTATTTCCTTTTAAATGTTTTTGATAATGTCTGCTCTGTAATATAAATCGACAGACAGATAAATGTAATTACCCTCTGGGATAATTGATGAGGCCGAAGGAGTGTTTGGAATCCACACTGTTACTCCACTAGATGTTAATTGTAACCCTCGTGGAAACAATGCAATCAAATCTTCAGCAACTGTTTGAACAGCAGACACACCCTTGTTCAATTCTTTGGAGTAATAAGTCATCCGAAACAACCCAACAAGCCTTTGATGATCTACACCTAGAGATGGATTGATAGTAGTTGCAGGATATAATGTAGCTTTAATATAACTGGTAGTAGGTATTGATGATATATTCTCCCACACCACAGGAATATTCTTTGTTGTAGCGTAGGCGGCAAGGTGTGTCTCCAATGCATTTCTAACTTTTAGTGTTGACATTATTCCGTTTTACCTCCTGATGCTATTCCTCTAAACTCTGCTAAAGCATGACCAACAGGAGCATAACCAACAGGCCAACCCCAACCTTCACCAGTTTCAACGTTGTTAGCATAAGGAACACTATTCACCATATATGCCGTATTACCATGAGCAAAGAAATCATCTGTGATAATTGATTTCATTTTCGCAAGTAATTGTGATTGTGTTGCTGTGCTTGCTACGACAGTGTTATTTATTGTGTGACCTATTTGCCAATTAGCCATGAAGTGACCAGTGGAGTATTTACCGTATCCCTTATATGGGCTATGTTCAATGGCTGCTTCAAATGTCTTTCTGGTTATCTTTGCAGGCTCTTCGTAAATGCTCACACTAGATTCACTGACAAACTTCAGAATATTCTTTGTGAAATCTTCTGCACTCATGTTATTTCCTCACAAGGAGGTCATACATGATTGTCTGAGAAGTTGTCGGGTTATATTCCTTAATCAACATGATGCGCCATTGCTTACCATTGATTAGAAGATAGTCACCTGTTGCAGAAGGTTTGCCAACAAGTAGTGGTGCAGTCATATACACTTGCTTATCGTTGGCTTCAATCAACGTACCAGCTTTTGTTTGCACACCATTAGTTAATAGAGCGAAGTCAAACATTATGATTCTACAGGCTGTAGTTACGTCTGTATCTGAGTAGGAGCCTGTAGTTGGATCATACGTACCGTCTTTACCGACTTGGACAATTTGTGCGTCTTTACCTTCTCTATCCATGAAGTATTTGACAGGGCCGTTTAGCAATGCGCTTGACAATGACATGCTGGCTCCTTAGAAGTGTTCATCTGTATCGTATGGATTTAGTAGAACTGTGTATTGACCCTCTTTACCACCAAACGGCATCCTCTTCTGTACCATCGTGTCATCGTTCATATTATTAACCACATCAGCGACTTCGTTGCCAGCCACGTATATGCCGCCAAGTGACAACGGACCATTTGGATTTTTGATGTATTCTTTCAAGAATGTAAGATATTGTTCAAAAACCAAATTTCCGAAAACTTCAATTCTGTCGAGACGACTTCTTGTGTTCTGACTCAACACTGCCAAGATTGCATAAGCAACTTCTTTAGCAGCAATGTTCTCGTTATTGTTATTCTTTGAAAGGTAATATTCGTAGACGTTATCCGGGAAGATTTCTAGGTCTGTAACATCACCCACCATAAGGCGCACCCGGTCTACTGCTTCTGTTAAATCAAGTACAGCCATTTATTTCTCCTTGTGTTATTCAAAAGAAACTCTTTGGAATTTCCTTAGAATAACAAGGGAATCATTGTGAGATTCCCTTGTGTTATAATTAACCTTTTAGGTTAGTATTGCTTAGTTGGAGCTATAACCACGCACAACCATTGCCGGGCGCGCTACAGCATTCAAGAAGTTAGATTCCGTTTCAATTTCGATCTTGTCACCACGCGGAGATTGATACTCGAAGGCATAAGCACGTTCGCCAATGCTGCCCAACAGGTCAAACTTGTTAGCTGCACCAAAGTAGGTAGTGAAGATGTCAGTACCAGCCGGGATGAAGTAAGCATCACCAGAGGGGATCAGATCAGTACCAGCATAGTTGTCCATCATTTCGATGAAGCGAACACCGCCGTGGGAGAACTCACGATGCATTGCAGTAGCACCACCAACACGGTTACGCAAAGGTTCTTGCGTAGAACTGTAATAGGTGTAAGCAGCTTTAACGTTAGCGTGGCTAATCAACTTGTTGAAGTAGGTCTTGGAACACAGGGCAATAACTTCACGAACAACAGCACCAGAAGCGTTGGTCAGCATGTGCGAAACTGCTTCGTCAATCTTAGCCAGGATGTCGGTAGTACCAGTACCAAACACGAAGTCAACTTCTTTACGCGATACACCGAACTCAGTGTAGTAGTTCATGCTAACAGTAGCATTCGGAGCGTATACATCACCAGTGGTAATCAACTTGGCACGAGCAAACTCAAGAGTCCAAGCGTGGTTTTGCATAACACGTTCCAGCTTGCGAGCACGAACAGCAGCCAAGGTTTCTTGTTGGTCAGCACTACCGTAAGCACGTTTACCCTTGATGTCAGACGGGGAAATGTAGTCATCATACGGGAAGTGTGGAATGTTCCAGCTACGAACTTTACGGGTAAAGTCCTTACCAACCGAAGCACGTTCACCACGAACCTTGTCAACAATCAGAGCACCGTCTTTGGTGATTTCTTCAAATTGAACAACGTTGGATTCTACGCCTTCTTCAGCGAACAGGCCGAGGGACTGGATAAGACCCCACTGGTTAGGGATCACCAACAGTTCTGGGGTAAAGTCTGCTACTTCAAAACCGTTTTGAAAATTACGAGTAATTGGCATTTTTATTTTCCTTGTTAATTACAGTTGGGTGGAGACAACAATGCCAACTTTGGCAAGGTCAGCTTTAACAGCCAGCTTCTCAGCAGCAGTATCAGTACCAGCGCCGTACACCAGCTTTTCGTCAGCAACGATTGCAGGACCACGAGCCAGAACCAGCACTTTCTTGTCGGTAGTGGTAGCGAAGGTTGCGCCGAGGTTATTTTCATCAGTACCAATCAGAACAACACAGTTGTCCAAACCAGCACCGGAAGCCAACGAAGCATCTTGCACCAGATACTTACCAGTAGCAGCTACTTTAGCCAGAACAGTACCAGCGGCCAGAGTTGCACCAGCAGCCAGATTTACAGTTACATATTCACGAGTGAAGCCAAGGGAAGGCTCATATTCGTGCTTGAAGATGTTGCCGAAAGAATCAGCACCAGTTGCAATTACGGTCATATTATTTCCTTTATATTATTTGGAGTATTGTTTCTTGAGAATCGACATGGTGGCATCTTCTTCAACTACTTCAGCTTCGCCACCTACACCAACTTCTTTGAACATCACAGATTCAGCTTCTTTAGCAAAACTTGCCTTAAAGCCAGCCACTACAACAGAGAATGCTGCTTCATCCAAACCTTTAATTGCTTCAAACGTGGTAGCGAAACCGGGGTTATCTTTACCAATTACATCTGCGAGCATTTCTTGTTTAGCTGCTACAGCTTTTGCTTCCGCTTCTTCGCGGAGTGCCTTCGCTTGCGCTTCGGCTGCTTCGGCAAATTGAGACAACTGCTCAACCTTGCCAGCGAGTTCTGCCAAGAGAGATTCTTTCTCAGCAATAACTGCATTCAGGGATTCCACAACAGACAGTGCATCAGCAAGTTGTGCGGAAAGATCGGGGGAAGTGGCTTCGGTAGAAATTGCTTCTACAACAGCCTCCTGTACTTCTTCAAGCGACTCTGTGGGTTTGTCACCCATCAGTTTCTTTTTCAGTGCGTCGAGCATTTCTACTCCTTTTGTTAATGATTCGTTACGTATTTCAAAAACTCACGCGGAGTCATAATCTTGTTTACAAGACCAAGCTCCAGTGCCTTTTCTGCATGGAACGATTGAGCGTCCATAGCTAAAATCGTTTCCACACTAAGTCCTGTGTGTTTGGAAACGTAATTACTGAATTGCAAACCAAGTCGGTCTACATCCTCTTTGATTTTCTTTAAGAACTTGTCAGAGAAACTTCCATCCTCATTAAATGGTGATTTACCATCTAGGCTGGAAATAACTACTCGTTTCAGTCCTTCTTGCTCAAGTTGTTTAGAGTTGTCCATAATCGCAACAATACAACCGATGGAACCAGCAGAAGCATCTGGGGAGATAATCACCTCATCTGCCATACAAGCCCAAGCGTATGCTGCTGAGTGAGCACCTTCTTCGATATACGCAGTGAGTTTAACTCCAGCTTCGTCAGCCATTGCTCGTACTTCGTCTGCTGACAAGAAGCAACCTAACGCTTGCCCACCGCCACTAGAGTAGGTAAATACAATATTGCGAGCACCAGCATCAATTGCTTCTTGAACATCCTCAATCAGCCCACAATACGAAGTGCCTTCTGGAGCACACATCATACGAACAGGTTTATAAGTTAAAGGTCCGTCAACTTTGATAAAAGCAACATCACCAATCATATCTACTTCAACGTAGTTATCTACCTCATCATCGTCTTCTTCATCCTCAATGTCTCGCATGAGTTTGAAGTTGTCTGAATTACGTTGTGAGATATAATCTACAATTGGGGTAAACAATTCTGCTGTAATAAGTTGCGGGGTGTTATACACTTGACTTGCAAGCCTTAACAAACTATGTGACATTGTTTCTCCTATACTCTAAGAACTCAGATTTCCATTT